CCGCCCGAGCTAGGATCCGCTGCAGCAGCGTCTCACGGGTTGTAAAACCCAGCGCTTAATCATCGACATGCTCACCCCCTGGTCTCGATGATAGTCTTAGGCCGAAATCATCGACCAAGACCGAAATTAAATAAGATGTTCCAGCTGATAAACAACCAAGAAGGAACATGTTAACGAACGAACGTTCGTAACTAAATAGTTCCGTGTATGGAGAAAGACATGAAATAAAGACCCCAACCCAGAATCCCATGCACAATGGGCAGTTCCAAAGCGTGTTCCATTTCTTTGTATAATCTTTCTTTGGCCTAATGTCTTCGAAGATTTTTCCGTAAACAATCATAAATGTCATGCCGTAAGAAGCAAGAATAAAATTAAGTATTTCCAAATTTCCTCACACAGACGCTGTATATGCTACGTCAAAGCCTTGGTAGTCAGCTTGTTGAAGAATTTTCTCAAACTTATCTTCGGTATAAAACGGATCACTGTCTACTTCTTTCATAAATGTTTGGTGGTTTGCTTCCATCTCGGCCATTGCAGATTCTGCAAATGCTTTGTCTTGATCGCTTGTTAAGACAAAGCTATGGTCAGTGGCATTGTTGGTACTAGGCTGCAGCATGCAGTCATCATTAGGGTCCGATGGTGTTTCATTGCCATCATAGTCAAATTTATCACTACCGTCGGCAGTTGCAACTTTAGCGTATTTGGTTTTATCTTTATCAAAGTAGTCCCACATACGTCCAGCTGCACTTGTTGATCCAGAATCTTTATCTGATGTCAAACCTCCGCCAGCGCCATTTGCAACAACAAACGCCATGTTATAAAGGAGTGAACCAAACTTCTGTCCTCTAAACTCTTGAGCTGTATAAATCGATTCAATCTGCCATGATGGTTTTGTTCCAACATTTGTACCAGGAACGGCTTTACCAGAAATGCACGGGCCACTATCTTGTAGAGAAGTCAATCCAACTGAGCCGACTATTTTGAGCCCAAATATCTTTTGATCAACTGTTGTCCCTGCGCCCAGCTTATAAAGAATGAGTATTGCATCATCTTCATCGACTTCGCTATACATGCATACGCCGGTTGTGTCTGCTGGCTTCTTTTCTTGTTCATTTAGAAAACGACGCCAGTTTTCCATTATCAGTTTTTGTTTCATAGGTTCCACCAACAATATCTTTTTCTATTCTCGAGATAATTTTCATCATCATGATTTTGATACGCTTCCTTTTCAAATGGAATGTTAAAATAAGCTTCGTCGCCTTTTTGACCTTTGAGCAAGTTTAGTGCCCACCATCCAAAGTAAAGAATAATGAACCCAACGAAGCCAAGCTCCAGAAACTGCTGAAAGTGGATTGTTTCATGTCTTTTGGTTGCTTCATTCATTTCTCCTCGAGAAATAACGATTGGCCCAAGGGTAATTGCTCCAATGTCAATTGGAGCAAGGTGAGACAATAGAACAGGAATTTTACTGTTCTCGATGAATAGCGGCTTCCAATGTTTCATTCGTAAGTGTAGCGTCCATAAAGATAAGGGGCAAACAAGTTTCGTTGTCGGATTGACCCTTTCTGATCTTCATGAGGAACTTCTCCAAGCTCTGTGGAGTATTCTCCATCAGGATTGACCATGTGCTTTTCCATTTCCTCATCATGTCCTTTCAAGCGTTTGATGTAAGGCTCTTCATCCTGCATCCACTCGTGAATCGCTAAAAGAGCGATCTTGTTAACATCATGCTCTTTCGCATCCATGAGCTTTCCTTCCATGGATCCATAGATGTTTCCACCTTGAATAGAATCAAATTCTAGAACACCTTTCTTTCTGAGATACTCGAATAACCTAGATTCAGCACCGTAGACAAAATCAGAATTCATTTCTTTTGCGAAAGCCATTACTTTACGATTTTTTTGATTTAAAACAATGTCAATGTCTCTGTGAGCGAAGATCATGAGGTCTCCGTTAACTGCTGACTTTGCTTGAAGTTCAAATTCAATTCTATCTTTATCGATGATTTCAACTTTGATAGTCGGCTCAGAAGGCTCTTCTGGGGTATCTGTTTGTTTTATTTTGATCTTGATCGGACTTTGCTCTTCGGCTTCAAGAGGCGCTTCTTCTTGTGCTACCTTAATCTTAATTGACATTTCGCTTTACCTCCGCTAAAAGGTCTTGAATGTAAAAAATTTCTTCAACTACGACCTCATTTAAAGGCTGAGATGCGTAATTGTCAAGCTTGGCCTTAACTTTTTTAAAATTTTCATTTAATGAAGGATTTCGCCCTTCTACGATTTCGGATTCTACGGCCTCTTTGAGACGTCCAATTTCTAAATTTAGATAAGACTTAAGGCCCAACCCATTGTCTGAGAATGATGTGATAAAATTTGTTAACAGCTCTTTCTGCTCTTTTAAAAGAGAGTGTTCATAGGTTTCGTTAAATCTCTTGACGAACATATTGAATTCTAAGTTATCCAGATGCTTCATCTCAGTAAGAATCTTTTCTGATCTGCTCAAGTACTTTACGCAGTTGTCTTCCAACATGATGCGCTTCTTTGCTGACAGATTGTCTTGCTGCAAGAACAGTCCAACAGTGGCGAGATCTTTGTAGTTTGGAACAAAGATTCCAAATGAATCTGGACCTAGCGCTTTATTGATCTTGTTGATAAGCTTTGTTTGCTCGTTGAAGACTTCTTTTCGATCGATTGCGTCGAAATCTTTTTTTGTCTCTGACAAAAGACGACGAGAATAGTCTGTCTGCAATTCTTTTGACTCCAATAGTGATCTGTAGATTTCAAGCTCTTGCGATAGAATTGTGCCTTTGGCAAAAAATTCTTTTAGGATTGCTTTTACGACTTGTTGCTTTTGCTTGTTCTCACGGATGACAGATTTTGTCAAAGAGCGAACAAGGCATTCGTAAAGAAAAGCGGTATTTCTTTTCTTATTATGTTTCATCCTTATCTCCTTTTTTAGTTAATGATTCTAATAATGTTTTAATCTCAGCTTCAGATTTAAATAGTTGGGTTTCTTCGAAATCGATAGATTCAGTAACTCCTCGGACGAGGGAATCTAAACCACCGAAACCTACTTTGCCCGGAAATGTCGTTCTTGCTGTTCCTGTTTCCCCAAGACCAGTGTTAATCATTTGCTTTTTCATGCCACCTTTTTTGTAAGTTAGCTTTCTGCGCTTGTAAGGTCCTCGAGGTTTTGCATCATCATCACGCTTTGCAGGAGGCTCTGCGAGAAGATCTGCTTCATCTCCACTAGTGTCTCCACTAGTATCTCCAGCTGGTGTAGTTGTGTCTTCACCGGTGCCACCACCTAGATCCAAGTCGCTACCACCAGAGTCTCCACCGAGGTCGAGGTCTCCTCCGCCGCCTCCACCAAGGTCTCCGCCACCTTCGTCAGCTTGACCAGCGCCTTCGAGAGCTGCCATGAACTTTTTATCTGTAAACATTTCTCTTTGCATTCTGAGATATTCTTCTTGAGAAAGGCCAAGGAGATTCTCGGAGATCCAACGACGAGAGAAGAAGCCTTCGGTTGCAGCGCCGGCAATGTCGAACTTGGTCTTCCAATGTTCGAGCTCTTGCATTTCTGCGATCTTCGAAGGATTGTTCAGAGCTAATTTGAAATTAAGAAGATCGTCATCACGATAGCCTAAAGTGTATAAGTGAACGATTCCAACCTTTTCAAGCTCTGAGATAAGGACGCGTTGAAGTCTTTGGATTGTTCTTGCGAATCTAATGTCTTTTTGTGCAAGAGTTGTTTTATCTTCGGTTGCACCTTCACCCATTGAGAGATAAGATTGAGGAACCTTGAGAGCAGAGAATAGTTTGTCTCGAAGATACTTAACGTCTTCGATCTGTGCTGTGAATTGCCCACCAGGAAGGTTCTGGATGTCCGTAGAGCTTTGTCCGCCTCTGATTGGGATAAAGTAGTCCTCTTCAATTGAAAGTGGATTGTAGCGTAAATCTACGCGTCCTGTGGTTGGGTCCACAACTTGGTGACGTTTCATTTGCGTCATTACTTTTTGCATGTATTGCTCAACGTCTTGAGGAGCAATGCCGCCAACGTCAATCTTGAAAACACGTCGCTCTGGAGAGCGAGTGATTCTGTAAGCCATCATTGCATCTTCTAGCAGCGTAAGCTGTCTCCAGATGCGTCTAGCGGGCTCTAAAACGCTTGTTCCATAAGGGGCATGCTTGTCATTACCTAACACTCTAAAGTGCGCTATTTGCCAATTTTCAAGCGTTAAAGAGGCATTGTTCCATTGGAACTGAACGTAGTTTGGATTTGTTGGATCTTCACCTTCAAGTCTCTCGACCTCTTGCGGTGGTAGTCCGATGCAGTTTTGAATCCCTTTACTTTCGTCAATGTCGAGATAAACAAAAAGATCTCCGTACTTGCACATGGTTCTTGCCCAGCCAAAGAGGTTGTGTTCAACATTCATGATGTTATAGTAAAGATTATGCAAGATGTATTTGATTTCATCGTTTGTGCATTTGATGTGCATCATCGGCGTCAATGCTGAGTGGGTTGTCATCTCGTCTGCATAAATGTCGAGAGACGAGGCGATCTCGGGTGTAAATTCCATTTGGTCAAAATCAATGTAACGCTCTGCTCGGTTTCTGTTCGAGATCATGTTAAGCGTCATGATGTTCATTGGGTTGTATTCGGTCTTCTTAAACTGCTGACCGGAAGCAGACTTGAAACGCTTAGCGTAAATGTCCAAGTGGCGTCGTCTGAGCTGTCGTCCTGATTGTGTTCGTCGTTGGGTCAAAGGCCCCGAGAACATTCTTGTTAAAGCTTTGAACAAATCATTTTGATTGTTATTCGGGTTTCTTTCGTTACGAGCCATTTTTTATCCTTTGTAAATCCAGAGAAATTCTTTTGTCTTCTCTATTTCCTCCCGATGTTTTTCGTTAAACGTTTCGTTATAGAACTTCTGACCTTTGATTTGTGTGTTCATGGTTGTGGTGCTCTTGAAAACACCTCCAAGCATCGCTTTCTTATATGCCATGTCTCGTTCGTTTTCTGCAAGAGCTGTGTCTCTAACCCAGCAAGCAATAGCCAAAGACATTACGAGATCATCATTGTAAGAACGCATTGCTTGAGGTTTACCGTTGAACCAAATAAAAGTCTTCAATTCGTGAAAAACTCTAGCGGAGTGCATAGTAATTAGTTTGTTTCTAACGTACTCCTCCAATTTGGCCACGATTAAAGGTCTTGTCTTTGTAGAAGTAGTGAAACCCATGACCGCACGGTCGTCATTCTCAGCTAGATAAGACTCTACGTATTCATGAGTTGACTTAACTGAATAGTAAAGTTTTTTATAGTTCATCTCTTTTAGTTTCTCGAGGACAGCAATTCCAACACCAACGTTCTCGACAACAAGCAGACATGTGCCGTACTCAGTCCCAGCATCGTAGAGGATCTTCGAATACATGTCAAGGTCTGGTTTGCCTTGATACTCTGCCACAACTGTCATTGTGTCGACACGAATAATGTGGAAGCAACTAAAGTCCGCTCCGTCTCCTCGAGCAACATCAGCCGATAGAAGATAAGGGACACCTTCTTGAAACTTCTCCCAGATCCAGAAGTTACGATCATAACCTACACGATATTGTGGATCGCACACATCGGCATGAATTCTTTGTAGGTCCTCGGGATTAATGACAGTTTCACCAGAAGCATTAAATGAGCACTCCAACTCCTGAGCGATCTGTCGTTTAGACATATTGTTTGTCTCTTTATCGAACCACGCCTGATCACGCTCTGGATGAACATCCCAGTTTAGTTTTGTTGGAAAGAAATCATTGTTTCCAGTCTCAGCTTCGGTGTAGGTTTTGTGGAACCAATTTCCAACGCCGTTAGGGGTGCTCAGAGCGATGCAGCGGCCCCCTGTAGACAAAGTAGGGTAAAGACCCGTCCAAAGCTCTTCGAGGCCATCAACGAACGCTGCCTCGTCTATAATGAGCAATGATAATGCTTCCGAACGACCTGCGTCGCCAGATGTGGTTCCGGCTTTTACTTGAGAGCCATTTGTAAGCTCAAAGGATTGTTTATTATCTGTTTGGATCTTTGCAATCATCATGAAGGAAGGAAGGTTCTTAAAGATCATCTTTACTTTCTTCACGAGGTTCGTTGCTGTAGATAACTTCGTTGCAATAACGAGAACGTTCTTTTCTCGGTGGAACAACATAAACCAAGCAACATAGGCAGCCGAGATTGTCGAGATCCCAAGCTGCCTTGCTTTTAAAATTACGTTAAAGCGATAATCGTTAAAGGACTTGAGCATGTCTTTCTGATAGTCATAAGTCTTGAATGGAATTTGACCTTTGAGAGGGTGTGAGATCTTACAATAGTTGTCGATGAAGTATTGAGGATCTTTGCCGCACCTTACAAGTTCTTTAACGATTTCATTTTTGGTGAGTTTCATTTATTATTAATAATTTTTCTTTGCTTCTTTCCACTTTTTCCACATCACATCTGCTTCTGCTTTGGCCTGTTCATAAGTTGGATTTCGGTTGCCTCCATAGCCCAGCTTCATAGGATCAGATTGTTCCCACCTCTCAACTTGTTGAGGACTTGAGCGGCGGTGTCTTCTATTAACCCAAGCCTCTTTTTTTGAAGCCCATCTGTCTATAGATCTTACTATCCTCTTGGCTAAGAGATAATCTTCATGATCCTCGGAATCGGGATCGATTACTAATCTGCCATTTTGATCCATTAAAAATCCATCGATTTCTCTATCAAAATAATCTATGTATGTTTGGTTCAACCCGACGGTGTTGGCTTTGGAATCTTTTATTAATTGTGCAACAGGTCTCAGTTGTTTAACTGGTTCCTCTTCTTTAGGCTCCTCTTTTTTCTTTCCTTTAAAGAAGTCAAACAAGCCTTCGTCAAGATCTTCTTCGTTCACAACAGCGTCAAGCTCTTCTTTAATGATTCGTTTTAAAGTTTCTTTTGTAAGTTTCATTTTTGATTGTCTCCTGATTTAATGAATTCATTTTGAGGACGCTTTGCTTTCGCGAACTCCAAAAACTTTTTTGTAATATCGCGAGTTGTGTCTTCCGAAGGAGACAAG